AATTATTCAAAATTTTAAAATTATCACTTTTAGTACATGATAAAATTTATAATTATTTGTTTACCCTTCACGATCATTATTTAAGTAATCTTTTGAACCGAAATCATCAAAATTCTCAAAATCACCACCATCTTGATCAGGTAAAACAAAATCATTATCCAAACCAGATTCAAATTGAACATAACCATCCCAGTCATCTTCAACGAACTTGGAACCCATTAAGGCTTTATAGGCTTCTGCTTGCTCAGTATCATAATCTTCATCTAACAACATCTCTAATTCAAAATCTTCATAAATACTCTCATCATCTTCATACTGTTCAATATATTGTAAATAATTAGATTTAAATTTTCCTTTATAAACTTCAGAAACAAAATAACGCAATTTACGACGTTTATTTTTATCTTTACTCTTTTTAAGTTTTATTTCATCTTGAATTATGGTATTTGCATTCCCATGACCCATTTTCTCTGGTACAATCAAATCTGATGGTAATTCAGTAGGATTAAAATTTTCCATCTCTTTAATTATGTCATGAATGTCTGAATACTCATTGTTAGCCACTTCTTGTTTAGAAGCAATAATAGATATTTTAATATCTTCAGCAATTATAGCATTCGGGTTGTCACCAAAATACTTATTTTTAAATTTTTCTTTATCCATAGTGTTCATGTCGAAGAGGAAATCTCGAGTGGGAACTTGTGCGGGATCTAATTTTTCCAATATTTCAAATACGTCTTGTTCATCAGCAGATAATTCAGAAACATCAATTTCTTTCATTTTCTCTACTTTTCGAAGATCAACATATGTTGAAGATAAGAATTCATAAAATTCCGGATCAGTCCAACCACCTGAAAATAACACTCCTACAACTCTTTCGAGTTGGGATTTGACAGCGGCACCTTTCTTAGTATTTGCTGGTAACACCAACGAAGCACCAAATTTGTATACATCAATAGGTACACAAACTGGCTCACCATCAATTATAGAAATTTTATTTGATAAAAATGGTAATGGTATACCAGTTTCATATATCTTTTCGATACTAATGGAATATGCAGAATCAACATATTTCTCAAATAATTTATCAGAAGTCATATTCGCCGCTTCTATTGATAGTCCTTCGTAGCCTTTAAAACTATAACTTAATTTATCTTTAACTAAATTGAATCCCCTAGCTATAGCTTTGAATACATTTTGAGGTGTAATCTCCTCTTTTTCATTATTTATACTACTTTCAAAAACCGCTTGAACTCTAGCTGAATTATGTATATTTATTATTGTTGTTCCAGGAATACCTGAAAATAAACTCTGTGTTTTTGTTACAACATTAGGTCCATCTATATGCATAGCATGATTGAATGCCATGGTGAGAGCAATAATAAAACAATTAAAATTCATATTCGGAATATTGGGAATATTAGTTTTAATCATTTTACCCATAAGTGAAATTGTATCACTTTGAGAATTCATATCCATTGCTACTATATCAGGTGTCACAATAATAAAATCATTACTTTTACCGTAACGAATAAACCAAATTTGATCATCTCCATAGGACAAACCAAAGAATTTTCTGTTAGTTTTTGACATTTTAACAAAATGATCTAACATTTTCCTCGCACCCCCATAAAACTGTGAAAAATGATAAGCTGAGATGGACTCTGAATTATCAAGAAAATTTTCTAAATTCTGTTCAAGGAAACTAATTGCCCACATACAGAACATTCGCATGGGAAGCGCTTGTGATCCATATGGTCGAACTTTCATTAAGAAATCATCTCGATCCATCTTCTCTTCTTTTCTTTTCAACATAAAGGTTTTCAATTCTGGATAACTATCAAAGAAATCTGAAATTCTTTCCATAGATTCAGAAATATCTTTAGAATTTTTAATAATCAACCAAAATTTATTTGCCCAATAAAAAGCATGTTTAGCTATTGGTATTTCAGCACCCAACGGCACTTTTAAACTAGTGCCATCAAGATTAGTTTTTCTATATTCTAATTCTAATGTTGTCATATCCGCAACTGTGGGTAAGCTGCTGTTCGGACCAGGTAGAAAATTATATGGCAATCCAGCGTTAGCTTTAGTATTCAACTTCTCAAAACAAACATGATTTGGACTAAACTCAATTGGCCACGTTTTCTGATCTATTCTACGAATAGGCAACATGCTAGCAGCACGTTGATACATATTAGTAGAATCGGATCTGAAGGATTTATTAATCAATTGTTTTGACATACGATTTAATAAACCACGGCGTGTCCCATTGGAACGGAACATGGTTGTTGTTGGTTTGGAATATTTAGTTAATCCTGCATTAACTAACCTTTTATACATAGCTTGATCGACTGAACATCTAATTTCAGGAGTATTATATTTAAACGTACCTTTCATAAATGGTAGCTCTAAAGATTTAACTGGTAACAATGGGGTCTTTCCCCCCTTTTTAATAGCTAATAATCCCTGAGCAAATTTAGTAGGTGTTAAATCTTCTCCTAATTTCGCATATTGAAACTGAGGGTACTCCACAGTACTTCTCCGTTGTAAATTCCCTTTC